CTCCTTTAAGGGTGACATGTTTGCTCACATTTCGATTGTGAATGGCATCATTATCTCCTGTTCTATGGTGACATACGAAACAGAAGGTGTGCCCATCGGAGTACAATGAATTCGCATCCGATGAGCCACAGTTGTCGCAAGGCATGTGCCTCACGAACTCACTTTCGGTCATTAGATTAACCAATCAAGTGGTATATTATGGAAAGACGTCCATGGTATATCGTGTTTTTCACACCATTGAGCATAAGTCGTCTTACTTTTTTTTGATATTTTATTATAAGGTGCCTGAAATACCATTCGCAGATCTAAATCTGGATTAGCCCGCTTAACTGCGAGCACCTTTCGCCTATCATTTGCATCCCAATGTCCTTTTGTTTCGAGATGGACATGATTTGGGAGAATAAAATCAGGGCAATAAGTGTGTTCAATGGTATAAGGAACCTTTGTAGATTCATACTCATAAGTAACACCAAGACCAGAGAGAAGATCCGCGACCCTCTCTTCTAGTCCTGATCTAAATTTAATGTTCTTTTTCTTTTTTAAGTTAGCATAGGCTTTCTTAGCCCAAGCTAATGATTCTTCTTTAGAAGTCTTCTTCTTCGTCATTAGTGGTTGGGGTTACATTAGGATCACTTGTTTTGAATCCTGATGTAGTACCGAATAGTTCTGCTACTTCCGTAGCGTCTAAGTCCCCGGTATCAACGCCAGCATTACCTTTTACTGAGACAACCTGAACGCCAACCAACTTAAGAGAACTGCCATAGGTAACCCCATCCCGTAGAATGTAAGGCTTTTGATAGAAGCCCAATTTAACAGTAGATCCTGCATATAACGGTGTCTTTGTATCTGTAACAGGTGAACCTTCCGTGTCTACCACGGGCGGCCTTTTATCTTCAGACCAAGAAAACTTGATCTTATACTTCCCATCAGCTACCTCTTCCCAAGGTTCGGGCTTGAGGGTACTGCGCTTAGGATTTTTCAATTTGGATTCAGCCCATTTAAGGACTTCAGCCCGTTCTGATTCTAACTTCTCGATAGTATCACTACCGACTACAGCAGCTAAAGAGTAACCAAACTTACTAGGTTCTAGTACAGCTTGAAAACCTTCTAACGTTACGTTGTCTGTTTTATGTATGGTTCTAGCCATCATGTGTGCCCCCGTCCATAGCATCTAGATCTGCACCAACCTTAGCAGGTTCAAACCTTTTAATTTCAGCATACAGAGAGGTACGGTATTTCGTTAGCTCTTCAATACGAGCATCGATAGCATCTAATTGATTCTGCTTAGCTTCCCTTTCAGCCTGTTGTAACCTCTCTTCAGAGACAACCAGCACTCTAGTAGGAGCAAAGAACGAATCAAATAGTGAGTAGTGTGATTGTAGCATTAACAGAAAAAATATGTGGAATCAATTACAGTTGACGGTTCAAGGTCTCCTATAATCGGTGGTTCAGACTCAGCTCCTATTTGAGAAGCGAAGTCGGTTAAGTAATCTTGCTTAGCAAAGAGTTCCATATAGGTTTCTCTTACTAAGGTAGATAGTGTAGACATATCAGTAGCACGACATAACACTGAGTCATGTATCAAAGCTATTGGTGCATTGAATCTTGTAGTACTTAGATGTAATAATGATGCATCTAGAGAATGAATGAGGTTCGGTGCTGTAGCAGCTTTATGCCTCGCTCTGTCAACTTCATTTGTATTATCTGAAGCAACCTTAAGTTTACAACGACCAAGGAGTTGAAGATTTAAAATCTCTTGCTTCCTTTTCATAATACGCTGAGTTACAACAAAACCTGATGGTGTAATCCATCCTAATTCAGTATTAACTGGAGCCCATCGCTTATGATCAGGATCTTCTTTTGTAGGTTCTGGTAACCATGCCCATTCCCCACGATTAATAGCTTTAGCTACTTCATCCTCAATCCATTTCATAACAGACATAGGACCAGGCACTACATTCTGCATTGCCATCCTAACAGCCTGCACGGCTTGAGTTAATTCATCCTTATCTATTTCTATATCTTTCTCTTTAAGAGCGTCTCTGATATAGGTACGATTTGAGAAAGGTTTCGCATTATATGGAATTGTCATGACAGTTCTTTTCACACACTTACGGTCCCAAATGTTCCGTAGTCTGTCAGGTATATTCCATTTGGATACCTCTGCGACAACCTTATAAGCGTCTTGTGGCCTCTCAGAAGGTAGCACATTGACGAGTTGTGCTGTCTTTTTATCCATAGCTAAACCAGCTAGGATCTGGAGACCACTACATGTAGCGTCTGTTGCTACACATAGTCCAGTTGTCTTTCGACATTGTGTAATGACACAAGCATAATACTCTTCACAACTGGCTAAGAATTGCCATGGCTCCTCTGCGCCTTCCCAAAGACCTATATTATCTATTGGATCTTTAGCGACAGCTTCGATTGTGAACAAGTTATCTTTAACCCAATCCAATCTTTCATCCCACGTAGCCTTATCAAGACCATAAGTGGTAGCACATTGGAATGCTAGCCATTCAATTCCTTTAGCAGTAACAACTGATTCATCAGCAAATCTAATAAGTGACTTACCAAAGTCGGTATCCTGTGGAGTAAGAAATGCGGGTATAGGATAAGCCCTACCTCTATAATCAAAAGACCAAGGTATATAAAACCTCTCTTTATCATAAAACCTCCTTACTGCTTCCATAGTCATCCGTGTGCGACATGAACGTCTGAACGCATTAGCATTCTTATTCATCACGTCTGCAGCGCTCCTACGGTATCCCTTACGAGCGTCCTTGTTATCTGCTATATCTACTGGTTTAGGAGGGAGTGGGATCTCAACTATAGGTATAAATTTACCTACACTAATCCCCTTCTCACCGAGCTCATCAGCTACGTTTACAGTGAAATGGTTTAACCGATAACCAACCTTCTGGATCTGGTTCAGAAACTTGATCGGTGTTTCTCCCTGTATACATGTGTTATGTCCATGCCTGACCATCTCATGACCACGCATGATCTCATTAAGCAAGTAACCGCCTGGTTTCTCACCCCAATCGTTGGGTTCTATTAGCATTGGCCAAGCAAGTGGAGCGAAGAGCTCACTATCTTGCATCACCTTGTCCTTGATAGCTATAAATTCAGCAGTAGGTACTACATAATTGACCCTTCTTCTGCCTTCTTGTCGCATATCTTTACAGAACCAACCACTAGTCTCCATGATACAGTCTAGTAACCACGCACCTAACTTAATTCTATCACATCTAGCCCAAGCTTTCCACGGTTCAACATCATAACGATTCATGAGTGTTTGAATCACAACAATCTTCTGATGAGTACCAATAGATTTGTGCCAGTAGTTTTTCTTTAATACATTCAGTAATCCAGGTGCAGATGTTTCATAATGTCTCATTTGACACTCATCTTCTACCGCATTACCGATGCAATCACACACATTGGTGAGGTTATTACTACCTTCTTTGTGACTAAACACCTTATCAAAGGTAAGTTTTAGTGCTATCGCTGCTGATGCTAACGGCTCTAACTGTGATACGTAGTCCTTGATTAATTGAAATTGGTGACCTGTACCACGTATTAGCCTATCATGTGTAGTTTTCTCAATACGATCGACCACAATTGGCAGTAAAGTATCAATAGAAGAAATACCGTAAACAGTGGCTGAGGCATAACTTTTATCCTCTAACTTAGATGTATTATCTCTAAGACGTTTGAGTCCTTGAGCTATTTGATCGCGTTCAAGTTGTACTTGCTCCGCTATCTGTGATGGTGTGGGCATACTCTTCTACCTCATCATTGACTTGATCAATAAGCAAAGCTCTAATCTCTGCATATTTAGGATGATCTATAGGTATAGAATCAAGTGCTTGCTTCTCATATGTGTATATATCTTCAAGCGAGCGGGTCGTCATAATCTTCCTCCATTTGAGGTGTTAGTATGTGTACGGTATCATGATCAGCTACTACGAATTCGCAGTCGCCTGATTCCATACGTTGTCTTAGTTTCTTCTGAGCTGCACCAGGTTTTTGGTATACGTATTCCTTCACCTTACCTGTATTTAAGTTACGTTCACGGATAATGTAGTTACAGGTTGATGGTAGTTCCCATCCTCCTATCTTCCAGTCCATGAACTCATCATACGGTATAGGTACGAAGTACGCATCAGGTGCTGTTCTAATTGCTTCCACATTGTTGTGAAAGTATGGTTTCTTTTTAGGCATCGACAAGCTCCACATCTACAAGGTAATCGTCCATCAGACA